CAAATCTTAAAGTATGATTATCTACTATGTTCTTTTCCGCTCTTGCTATTGCCGCATTAAGATTAGCGGAAACATTTGTAAGTATATCTGCTATTTCAAGCTCGCTTCCTTTGGCTCTTTTTAGTCCTGCTCCCTGAACGCTAAAGCCTCTTGTTGTTAAAACCTCTACTATGTCATCATTTTCACTCATTACCCTGTTTAAAGGTATATGATTTTTATACATAGTGCGTAGTTTATCATAAAGTTCTTGAGATATTACACCGCTTTCAAGAAGAACATCTAATGTCTGATTATTCAGTTTTTGTATCTCGTCAGCTATACGCTCTACTTCGGGGGCATAAGATTTTGAGGCAATTTGCCTTGTGATTGTATCAGCTTGAGCGTTAGTCATGCCTGCCGCACCATCCCCATGAACAGCGTTTCTTTCAGGAGCGTGCCTTGCCACAAGGAATTTATTTATAGCGTCACTTAATACTTTATCTGATATTTTTAGTTTTTTTGATGTGTTTACTATGTCCTTGTCTATTTTATCTATGGCATCTATAGATTCCTCTGTCCTTGAAGCTAACCTGCCCCAGTATCTTATCTCTGCTTCGTAAGGATTATTGGTTTCGGTTACTTTTGCGCCTTTTTCCTGAATAAGGCGTTTTACCATTATCCAATCATCTTCTATGAACTGGCGAACGCTATCCCATCTGGCAGGATTGAGCATATCTACCAGAACATGGCCTGCTGTTGCGCCACCGCCTTTTATGGTAGGTGCTTGTAATTCAGGAAAGTATTTTATATTCGCTTGGTAGGTAGCTTTTTCTTTATCTGTTAGCTTTCGTTTTTTAGATAGCTTTTCCATTGTATCTCTTGCGTTAATATAATCTCGCAAGGATATTTCTGTGCCTATGGGATGTTTAAAATATGGCTCTCCGTCAGTGTAAGTGCTTAACTTAAATCCTGAATAATCCTCACCTAATCGCAGTTTTGCCCAATCAAGGAAAGCAGTCTTTAATGGATTGTCAGGTTTAGATAGATATTCTTGTCCTGATTTTGTGGCAGGAATTTCTTTTACACCAGGCGCTTTAACCCCACCCTCTTTAGGGGAGAGTTTGGCTCTGTTGGGTGATTTCCATATTCCGTCAATATCTTTCACAAGTCCAGTAGGAGCGTATATCTCACCCGTTCCCGTTGAGTATTCAATATCTCTTGCGTCAACTTTTATTGGTAGTATTTCTCCCGACTTATTTTTCGTCTTGCCGTAAAACTCCGCACCTTTTTTATTAGGGCTGAAAAATGATTGACTTTCTATCTTGCCTTTTGTATTTATGGCTTGAGCATTTTCGGTGCTTGTGCCGTGATAGATAGTTATTGAACCATCGCTATTTATGGGTATGCGATATTTTTGTTCCTTTGCTGTATCTGCTAAATCCTGTGCCGCTATCGTTCTTTCTTGGAAGTCTATCCCCCCACCCTCTTTAGGGGAGAGTTTGGAGACTCTTGGTGCTTCCTTGTCTATTTTAATCTTTCCGAGATTTTCTTTTATTATTGATTTTATTAACGGGATAGCATTATTTATGGTTTCATTATTTGCGATATTCTCTACCACATAGCTATCTCCTTCTTTTCGCAATAAAGCCCCCGCATCTATAAAAGATGTATCTTTCCCGTGAAGTATTATTCTTATTTTATTTTTTTCATTTTGCAGTATAGTGACATTAACAGGTTGACCCTTAAAATCGCTAACATTCAGTATTTCCTTAACTACACTTTCTTTTCCGTGAGCAAATCCCGAAAGAGCAGAATTAGGTGGCTCTAAAACAGATTTAGCAACTTTAGATATTTGCTCTCCCCTTATCCCCCCACCCTCTTTACCCTGTGCCTTCTCTATGAGAGAGGCTTCGGGTTCAGGAATAGGGGGTTTTGGGGCTGTAATGCCTTCTGTTGGCACTTTCGGGGTTATAGCAGGGGTAGTAGTAGGCTTACCTTCAAATAAGGGTAATTCCCTTCCCATATCCACCGAAGTCTTTGGGGCAGGGTGTAAAGGTACATCTAATTCAGGCCTGTATGCAGGTCTTGACTTTAGCCAAGCCTCGTATTTAATTCTTTCTTCCTCTTGCGCTTTCTGTTCTGCCTCTAATTTTTTTGCCTGTTTATCTATGGACTCTCGTATAATTTTAACTTGTTCAGAAGTAAGATTTTTCTCTTTGGCCTCTTGGTTAAGCATGGCTTTTGCTTTGTTGCTGATAGACACCGCTGACTGCCCTGCACCTGCCATTACAGTAGTCAAAAGGAATGTCTGCGGAGCGACTTCTTTAAACGCCTGTTCCCAAGTAATACCTCCTTTACCTTCTCTTAATCCAGATCTCTGCTCAATAGCCGCTTGCCCTTTTTGTGTTATTGTTTCAGTAATAAGTTCTTCACCATATAGACCTGACAATTTACCTACTATTCTTGAAGCTATGCCCTTACCCGCTATTTTGGTTAAAGGAGCGGTTATTATCTTAGCAAATGCTAAATTGCTCAATGCTTCTGGAACAGCTTCCCAAAGACCGTATTTTTTGGCTTGTGAATTAAAATATTTCTTGAGCCGCGTTTCTTCCTCTGCTGTAATGCCCCTACCTTTATTTTGTATGCTTTCCTCGTTTTTAGCTTCCAAGTATTCCTGCATAATTTCATAGGTAGACATCTCATAAGCGGCTTTGCCAGAGGCGACTGTTCCTGCCATCCAAGCGGCTACTCTTGCGCCCGGTAAAGGTATTAAAGCTATTGGTGCGCCTGCCGCAAGTCCTGCGCCCATAGATGTAACTGAATATGCTATATTCTGCGGAAGCTGTGCTATATCAGTCATTTTAATAGGAATACCTGCTATGGCTTGTTTATCTTTGTATTTAGTATATATATCTTTTACAAACTCATCTGTATTTGTCTGGGCATCTGTTAAAGTTTTTTGTATCCATCCCTTATTAACTACGCTTGCCCCCTCTGCGCCCTGATGAGCTTTTAAGATAGACGCACCTACATTAGCAGGGATTTTAGTTAATGCCTGGCCTGTGATTTTTAAAGTCTGAAATGCCCTGTCTAATTCTTTTGGGTCTGCATCTTTTATGCCTATATCAAATCCATACTTAGGGCCTGCCTGCATACCTTTACGGGCTTGCATAATTTCGTCTTGTATTGTGGACTTCGGCTTACCAAATAAATCAGGCACAACGCCTTGAGGAACTGCTTTAGGTGTATCAAATAAACCTTTTACGACTAAACCATTTTCGCCTGCGTAGGCTTCGTCTACCCTGAAAGGATTAAGACTACTTAAATCAAATGTATTAGGCGCTGATTGTGTGGTATTATCTTCTCTCATATCAAATATCTCTAAAGATTTAAGGTATTGTTCTGGAGTGCCTTTTCCTGCGCTTGTATTATAAATCTCTTTCCAAGCATTAGCTCTTTCTTCTTGAGTATCAAGTTTATAATTTTTTAATTTAGGATTGGTAATATATTTCATAGTGGCTATTGCAGAAGCTATTTTAGGATTACTTAAATCAAATTTCCCATCTTTATTTGGCCTTATACCTAAATGCCCCAGTTGTGGCATAAACCTCTGCACCATATCTTGTTCTGTTACGGGGTCTATCTTGAAAGGATTTTGTGGGTCAAGTTTGCCAAAGTGTGCTTCGTGGGCAACGGTTTCCTTTAGGAGCTTTTTTAAGTTATCATCAAGTTTTAAGTCAGGGGATAGATTATCTATAGAGTTTTCTATAGAAGATCGTGAAGTTTCCTCTTCCTCAAATAATCCAGGAACAACTAAAGTATCTGCCATTATAGTTTACCTGCTTGTTTAAGCGCCGCAACAACCTCTTCTCTTGACTTTCCGTAATAGTCCATATTAGCTTGTATTAACTCATCATCTTCAGGAGTAAAACCTGTATCTTCTTCACCTGACATGCCTATCATTCTATTAAACTCATCATCTTCTGATTGTGCTTTCGGCTGAAATACCGAACCTTTAGGTCTGTAACCTATTGTCTTACCTGTAGCGTCTACAATGGCTTGTTGATCATCTCCGCCGAATAGTTTAGCCTTTAGACCTTTATAAATATACTCCGCTTGAGGAGATAACTGTTTTCCTTGTCTTTTTGCCTCGTCAAGTTTCTGATATAATACTCGTATTTTATCCTGTTCAGATGCACCTCTCATAGACACGCCTGATGATGTCATAGTAGGTGTCTGCATACCAGATACAGCGCCTAAATTAACATCATAAGATGTCTGGTCTGCCATAGGCCGCCTTACTCCATTTACTTCCTCTGTGGCTACAGTAGGCACTTGCCCTGACCTTGAACCAGGCACATCTGTTCCGAATATACTCTGCATACTCTGCGCCGGAGTATTGGTTTCCCGGACAAAGTTCTGGTTTTGCGGCATTTGAGATTGTAATTCTTTCAGCCAGTCCTTCTGCATTTCCATATCGGCTTTCTTTTGAAGGATGTGTTTTGTCACATCTCTTTTTAAGTCCGCCTCTCTTTTTGCCTCTTCGGCTCGTTTGTCGATTTGAGTTATGACGCCTTTTAATGCGCCTTCTACAAATGACCTGCTGTCAAATGATTTTCCCATAGTGTAACTCCTTATATTAACTGCTTATTTAGGAAACCCTAAAGGCACATTGTTTGGGCCATAGGTTGTTCTGCCTCCGCCTATATCTATTCCACCACCTGATTCTATGCCACCACCGAATAAATTGCCTATCCAATCACCCCAAGGGAGCATACCTGCTATATTGCCTAATAGTCCTGAAGCGCCTGATGGTTGCTCTACATCTGCTGTTTGAAGTGTAGAGTTAGGTTTTTGCCCTGCTAAATTCATAAGCCATTGCATCCAGTTCTGCCTGCCTTGCTCACCGAATTGTGCCTCTTGAAATGCCATATTTGAGGCAAGCTCGCTTTGCTTCCCGCCTTCTTCATAGCCCATATTAGTTAGTTGACTTTCTAACGCAGGACTATCCGATACCCCTCGTCTTGCGGCAGATGCCTTTACTTTATCTGCAAGACCTGTCTGGCCGCCTGCACCGCCCCAGTAATACTGTTTAATTCGCTTTTGAGCGGTATTCCATATATCTCCCCAGTCAGGAGCAATAGCGCCATATCCTGGCTCTTGTCCCCATTGTTTTAGCTTTGAGGCCCAGTCGCCTCTTGCACCTTCTGCTTCAGAGTATTCAGGCGCTGTAAGCCATTGTGTAGGTGCGAATTCATAATCATTTCCGCCACCAAAAATATCATCAAAAAATCCCATGTTTTTCTCCTTTGTTTAGTATTGTTTATGTAATGGTATCCAGTAAACATATCGAGCATTGCAATCACCAGTAAAAACTACCATCCAATAATCGCCCTTTTTAATAGGTGCCGTTACATTTGCCCATAATGTTGTGTATGTTGTTGCAGTTCCATCTTTTACAATTACTGTGGTTGGGGGATTACTGCTATCACTTCTTATTTCTATAGTACCTGATGTTGTTCCACCATAACCAGACGCTATTACAAATCCATCTGTTAATGCTAATTGTGCTCCATAATCTGATAACTTATCGACCCAGCTGCCTAAATACTCATAATCAATTTCATTCAGGAATGTTCCCATATCGCCGCTGGAGTTATTATAGAATGTGCCTAATTTCTTATAATAAGTTACCCCTGTCGGAGCAGTTGATGATGTCGATACTGTTACTGTGAAAGTCGTTGCGTCTGTATCTGCTATTGCATAGAAGTAATAAGTTGTTGACACCGCCTCGCTTCCTGCGTCTAAATTACTCCAAGTTACCGCTGTGGCGGATGTGTTGGCCCTAAACTTCCTTACTGTTCCTGCGGAGTTTGAGCATACCACCTCGCCTGCTGTTACATAAAAAGCGGATGCAGAGGAATAATATCCGTAACATCCGTTTTTGTAGTTTGAGAGAAGTCGGTCAATGGCAGTATTATTTACTCCTATCAAATCATCCAAATCTGATACCGAGTCAGTTCCTGCAGGTGAGTCCACATCCCACTCATCCGCCGAATAAACAGGTATTGCTAAACTCAAAATCAATAACGCTAAAACTATTTTCTTCATTTTGTTTCTCCTTTTTCTCCTTTTCATGCTTCTAATCCTTCAAGATAAACCTTAGCAGCTCCTGTTGCTGGCAAAGTATAAATACATGGATATTTGCCAGCTGGTATTGGTATTATTAGCTCAAATTCATCATCTACCCCAACTGCCTCTAAGTTAGTAATCAAGGCAACATAATTTGTTGGTGGGGTTACTCCGCTTGCTACTCCAGTATCGCCATAACCTATATTAAAGTTCATACCAGTGCTTTGTATCGCTCTAAGCTTGGTAATGTATAAGGTCTTACCTGCTGTTACTTGAATATCAGTTCCTATTGGTTTCTCAAAAGTCATATAATGCTCTGCAGTGGTAGCTGCAGCAAAACCAGTTACTACTTCATCTGGTGCATTTGTTCCGCCAGAACCTATCTTAAAAGCCTGTATTGATGCAAATACTAAACTGCCTTGTAACACTATTGCGATACATAAAACAATTACACTTAACTTTTTCATTTTACTCTCCTCCAAAGACCATTGCGTAAATCATTATGGTTTCTAAAATACCCTCACCTAAAATAGTTGTTCCTGAGTTTAGTTCTAACGCTTCGTGGTTTAATCTAAACCCTGAAGTATCGGCTACATAGTTATCGGATTGAAACGCACCGCCACTACCTATGACGAAGTTACCGCCAATAAAAGTCCCTGCTGTAATCTTATCTGCTGTTACTGTCCCTGTGTAGATGTCACCACCGTCTATTTTAGTAGCGTCAGAAGCGTGTTTCCAACCATCTAAAGTAGAGGCAAGAACTGCTGAAGCACCGCCTATGGTAACTGTTCCACCTATATAAACATTACCTGAATTGTCTAAAACTATCTTATCAGTAGTAGCGGTTCTTAACCTTAATCCATTAGTGGGGTCATAGGTTAGATTTGCCTGATTAGCGTCACTTGAACCTATGCCCATTCCATAAAGGTCAGTAGCGTAGCCTAAGTATCCATTTAAATTACCCATTCTCATACGAGTTGTTAAAGTGTCATAAGGCGCGCCTGCGTGGGTTACTACCGAGATATAAGGTGCATTACTCTCGCTGGCTGTCATAAATATCAGACCTTCACCGCTTGCTCCGTAATTGACTACTGCAGTTCCTGCTTTCCATATAGGATTTGTATCAGCAGCATATTGTGCGTCTACATCTCTTGTTACTGTATATGTCGGTGCTGATCCTGCGTTCGTAACTAATAGCCACTCATCGTCAACACCGTCTTTTATGCGAAGTATATCGTTTACTGCAAATGTAGTATCACCCGATACTGTTAATGTTGAAGCGTCTAATGCTGTCATATCAGCATCAAGGATATCGCTATCACTTACAAGGAAATTACCGCCTATACTTGATACTGTATCCTTCTCAAAGACGGAAGTTGTTATCTTTCCTCTTGCTCTTATATTGTTAAACTCTGCCTCGCCTGTATTACTTATATTCCATCCAGAACCCAGAGGCCCAGATGCAAATGTAGTAGAACCTATAGATGTTGTCGCTAAAGTACATCCGCCTATTGTTCCTGATACAGCTTTTAATACTCCTGCGTTTGTTACTGAAAACTCGGCGTCAGCATAGGTTGAGTCGCCCATTTGGATACCAGTACCGGGGATTAATCCGATATAGTCTGCGTCTGTTCCCGCGCTCATTCTATCAGTACCTAAAGTAAACGCTCCTACCGTTCCAGAGGTAGCTGTTAGAACCCCTGCATTTGTTACTCTAAATGGGGCAGAAGCTGGAGTAGAAGAACCACAATATATAGATGGGTTAACCCCACCCGAATCCAAGCCGACTGTGGTAGCTCCTGAACCCGATGTTAAAGATGTAGCGTCAATAGCAAATCCTGCGACTTCGCCATCCGTTACGCTTCCTATTACGGTTATGTTTAGAATTGAGTTATCTAAATATCCAGGCTCTGCGTCATCTGATGATGATTTGACCTCGAATGTTTTATCCTGGAGTTGGCGAAAGTTCTCATTCAGTATAGGCAAAGACTCTTCATCGAAATTAAGTATCTGCTCAATAGCCGCATAAGCAGGGCTTGCTATTAGAAGTAAGACCAATATTATTTTAAATAAAAGGTTCTGTATCATACCAAACATACACCTTTCTAATTTTTAAGTCATTAAGGCTTGACTCCGATATTTCTAAATTGAACATCTTACCCAATAAAAGTCCCCCTGTAAAATACTCCGAATACGAGTCAGGATAGGTTTTTAGGTCTATCTCAAATTCATCCTCATCGCCTTCCCAGTTTGAGAATGTTAAGTTTAGTGTGCCTGTGGACTCGCTGTCATAGAGAACGAGTATCTTTCTTAAAGACTTCTTTTGTCCTGGATGGCCTAAATCAGTCCATCCGCTTTTCCACCTCATAGGTACGGTTGTTTCAGTTACCGCGCCTTCTTTCTTATAAGTTAATCTTACAACATAGTTATTCGCTTTGTAGAGTTCTGGTGAATAGTCTATATCCGTTGTAGAGAGGTTTGCTTTATACTGAACAAAAGTATTGGCTGTTTCACCTGATATGTCTGATCCTGTGGGGTCTGTAAATTCACTTGACCAGTCCTCTGATGAAAGTCCTGCGGCAGTTGAGGCAGACCTTATTTGAAAAGTTACATCGCACCCAGATGCAGGAAACCGCTCATTCCAATAAAGTTTATCATAACTTGTAGCGCCCACCTCAAGTGCTTGTGATATATAGCTTCCGCCTGTGTCTGGTCGGTCAATATCTCCTGATGTGTCATCTATCGCGGTTAATACCTCATCTATGGTTTCAGTCCAGGCTATTTCTATTACAGGAGAGTTAGCGTTTCCGCCTGGAATACCTGTTGGAATATACCTTGCGTCATCCCAAGTTCCGGTGAAGTCAGCGTGTTTTCTATGCACTACCTCGTAATCTTGTTTCGTATAAGCATATACCTTACCATCTGCGGATGAACCCATATAGAGTATATCCCAGTCTGTTCCTGATGAGAATGTCGTAAATGCGTTTACGCTTAATATATCAGTTGAGTATGAATTGCTTAATGTGTCTAATAATAAAACTCTGTTATTCTCGGTTGCTCCAGTTTTCTCTGATGTGTATGCTAAATAGTATATGTTTTTATGAAACTCTGCCCAACAGCTTGTTATATTTGATGGAAGAATATCCTTTATTTCAGGTGTTACCGCCTCTGATATGAGTTTAGTCTGTTGACCGTTAAACTGATATATTCCATCTCTGGCCAGATAGAGTATTCCTAAAGGTGTGTTTACCGCGCTATAAGGCGCTTGACAGCCTATTAAACTGAATGGGTCTGATATGCTCCAGTCCGCTGTCGGGCTTTCTCGGTCTGTATAGAGTTTCTGAATAGAGTTCTGTTTTCCTATTGTAAGTATTCCTAATAGGTTCTTAACGAATGTTATCTCATCTCCGTCATTCTGTCTTATATTAAAATAAGCAGTCGGTAAGAATATATCAGGTGAAGCATCTTCTGAATAGTATATCCTTGACGGATATGTAGGGTTATTGGCTATCCATAGTCTATTCTTGTGAACTATACAGAATTTCCCTTTGGGAGGGGTATAGGTAGCATCTCCTGCAGGATATGTAGTCGCAGAGAGTTCACCATCCGCGTCAGAGTCGGTTAATGTCGTGGCGGTATTGTTGGTTATCGTTCCGTTTGAAAGTAAGTAATAAGTCGCACCACCGTTTTTAATTCTATATACTTTCCTGCCTATTACATCCTCTCCACCATAGGTATCGGGAGCGATAGGTATCATTGAGAGGTTAATGTCTTTGTTTGATACCGTTACGGAGTTTGAGGCTTGGTTGAGAATAACCTCATAAGACGCTGTGTAGTATGATATTTTATAGGTATATGTCCCACTTGGGCCTGCTCCTGTAGCGGTTGCTGTGGCTAAACACGATCCTAAATATGTCGCTGAAGCAGAAGATCCATCATATTTTATGGGTTGGTTGTATCCGTCTGTTCCTATGGCCATATCGTGCCAGGTAAGCCACTGCCAGGGGTAGTCCCCGGTTACTAAAGTGAATATCGCAGTAAATGTCCCTGCTGTGTCAGAGCCTTTTTCTATCTCATCGCCGTGAGTTACTATCAGAGTCTTTGTTCCGTCTGCAAGGTATATCCTGTGCATGCCGGTTATTTTCTCTGTTGTATCGGCTGTTCCGTAGAGTAGAAGTTCGTTTCTTTTAGAGAGAGTGTTTAACTCATCCCCAAAACGGACATTCTCGGCTATTGTGCAGAATTGCTGTGGAAGGTTTATCGGAGTAGCTTTTGTATTTAATCCTCGTGAAAAATCGGACACTTTCCATAGGTTATTTTTAGACGCCTCTTGAGCAAATGTTAGCTTTGTTTTCTTTGCCATAATATCTCCATAAAAAAATAAGGAGCAGATGAGTGCGCACCCGCTCCTTGAAAGTCTTTAAGATAAAGCCGTCGCCTTATCTATTTTAATTATATAATATATCTATGGTTTGTCAATACTGTTCGCATTCTTTTTTTCTTAACTCTTTTTATAATAGCGTTTTATAGACGAGAAACTATAACAAATTAACTTGCGTGTTATTTTATTTAAATAATTCCCGATATTCTTCTCTTTGGCTTTCTTTTAGGATGTGTAGTCCGAGTTCAGGTTCTACTAGGAAGTGCCTATTAAACCTAAACACAATATTATAGTTAATAGTTTTCTCATCTGTTATATCCTGTGTATCCTGTTTTAGGCACGAACCTTATAGGGCCAAACTTGTTGCCACCTATTGACTTCTTCATATATGCTATGTAAGCCATATATTCCTGCTCTGCTTTTGTAGCGTCTTGAGGTTTACCCACTTTCGCTTTGGCTTTCCATTGAATATACAAGACCAATGAAAAGTGAAATGGCTCTAAGTAATCCAATTCGTTAAAAGGCGTCTTCGTATCAGCGTCAAAGTCATTCGGCCTTAAAACCGCATATACTGTCAAATCGTATTCATTTGAGTCTATGGGTCTGTCTAAGCATAGCCATTTACCCCTACGATACCATTTTTTAGGCGTTCCTGCTGTCCTGTTCCTCCAGGACTCATCTTCTGTGTCAAGGTCTGCCATAGTAGTTTTATCTATCTTTTTGCTGTTATACAGGACTCCGCTTCCAGGAAATTCGTCTATATCATAGAAATTATCTATGTTCACCGACAAGTCAAACCTCTCGTCATCCTCATTCGTTGATATAGTAGTTCCGTCTTGGTCTACAATACACCTGGTCTGCGCGCATACATTCCTATTGCCCTCTTTTAACCAAGAGTTTAATATGGTATCTGATATAACACGCTCTGTTATCTCCGGGTTTTCTGCCCTAAATGTTTTTAATATTTCAGCTCTGGTCATATTATTCTCCGATAGCTTCTACGAGCCAACGTTCCGATTGTGCGTTACCGCTATTAAGGAAGTTAACGCATTCCTGTTTACTGCCCCAAAAATATCTTTGTGGCTCGTCACCCTTTAATTGCGTTTTTGCACAACCCATAAAGCTTGTCAAGCTCGCGGTTAACAGTGTCAATACGAGTAGCCTTTTTAGCATCGCATTTTCCTTTCAGTAATGTTGCTTTTTCTTTTTCTAATGCCTCTATCTGGTTCTTCCATCTTTCCTGCCGACTTTGTATCGGAAGCCAGGATGTCACACGGTCAAGTAAACTGCCCCAACCCATATATCCCCCTTTTATTTAGAAGGTGTCCAGCCTGTTAAAAATGCCACTAATCCTACGATCGTTGCGTTGGCTGATGATAATATCATAGCCAAGTCCGGATTGATACTTGATACATAGGATAATGCCCACACCAAACCTCCACCTACAAATACTATTGCTATCTTCTGCCAAGTCTTCATACATGCTCCTTTCCGTTTTCTTTGCTTCTGTCCTTGTCATCAAAATATGCCTTTATAACATACATCACTGTAGTTCCTAAACCGCTTATTAGTGCCAACATAACCTCTATGCTCATAATTTTGCATATAGTCAAAATTACGCTACCTATTATCACAAAGCAATAGGTTGATATCAAAGCTATTGCGGAAAACTTTCTTCCTGATATCTCTTTCATAATCACTCCTTGTCTTTTACCGACATCATTGTGATTAGTGCTATAAATGCGCCTAATATAGTTTCCTCTGCCCTGGCGCTTGGTAATGGATTCCACACTCCAAAGGCCACGAAGGCAGAGGTTATCAATACTATCTGAAATCCTGCCAACAACCATTTCTTATGCAGTATATTTACTGTGCTTGACGATCCGCCATTGGCAAGGCCGAATATGCCTCTTCTTAATATCTTAACCCATAGAGCGTCTGCGCCATATCCTAAACATAGCGTAGCCATTATTAAAGGCGCTTGTATCAGGTATCTCCAGTCCTGGCTAAATGCAAATGCGCTTAAACATAGTATCCCTGGGGCCAGAAACCTGCGGAGCCATTTCATTTCAATACCGCCCCACGCATATAAAGACGCGAATATAACCACCACGATAAGCTTTATAATAACCCTAATCTGTATGTTTTTTTCTTTCATAGTTGTTCCTTGCTGTATCCATTATAGGCAATTAGTTTGTCTATTTTATTGTTGGTAGTTATTAACCGCCCTTTTAATATCCTTAATATCTATCCCCATATCATCAAGCCTACGACCTATATCCTTAAAGCACTGCTGTAATACTGCTACATCTTTAGTCGCAGTTGAGGCTACGCTGAACGCCTCTGTGGCTAAATTATAAGTATGGTTAAAAAATAATGTAAGTAAAAACATCACTAACCCCCCAGCAATACCGTATATAAATTTAAGGCCCACGTCTTGCCTTCTTTCCATTGTTTTCTCCATACTCATATTTTCTCCTTCTGTTTCTTAAACCACCGAGACCATTTTTTTGACTCAAGCCTTTTAAGTTCATCATCATAAAGTTTGTATTCTTTGTAAAGCTCATCCCTTTTCAGTCTAACTTGCTTACGGATAAATACTTCATTCATCCAACGGGCCAGCAAAGTCATCTTTTACCTCTTTAATTTCGGTTATGATACCCATATCTTTTTTTATCTGGGCGACCTGGGCTTCTACCGCGTCAATGTCTGCTTGAGGCACTTTTAAGGTTGCCTTGAGTTCTGCCTCTATCTGATTTAGAGCTGAATTTTTAATAAAATTTACCTGAGCGTCTGTAAACGTGTCCGGAACTTTTAATTCAATTGTTTTCATAGTTTCTCCTCTGCATATTATAGGTTTGAATAAACTTATTATTCCCACCCAGATTAAAACACTAATTACTATCGGAAGCCATAGACCTTTCATATAATCTCCTTATGAGTTAGTGCATTCTGTTACTGCTGTAATGATACCATCCTTAATCGTAATCGTTCCGTTTGTGGCTGTTCCTATGCCCATAACATAAGTTCCATCTGCGACTGCTGCTGTTCCGTCTGCTGCTTTATGGACACCCTTAATATCACCACTAGCCGTAATATCATCTACCACTAACGGCATCTGAATATCAAACGCAAGTATGTTAGAGTCTTCTCTTGTGAGTTCAAAGTTATCGGTGGTGTCGTTGACTTGCCATTGGATGTATCTTTCGTCAGTAACTGCTGTGATGTATCCATTTTGCTGGATTGTGGGATTTTCACCACTTCCTGCATCTTTGAAGAATGTTACATCTCCACTTGCATTCGGGTTTATATTTATTTGCCCCCCGTCAATGTTTAACCAGTTTGATGTTGGGTCAAATTTAATCCACCCAACTTTGTATTGGTCAACATACATTCTAAAATAACTATCACCCTCCGCCGCTTTCCTGTAAACATATAAAGACTTACCATCAGCGTTATCAGCTACATCCGTAACACCAAACAATGTAACATCACCTGTGGCAGAGGGTAGTAGTTGAAGTCCACCTAATCCTAAGTCCATTACCGCATCTGTCTTATTATGTGCCAAACTTAACCATTGGGTGTTGTCAGAGTCAGGGTCTGTATCTGAGTGTATGAATAATGTAGGGTCTGTGCAAGTAGCGTGGTCGTGGTCTGAGTTACGATTATTATAATTGCTTAATACAAATTGATTACCTGAACCATCATAACACATTGCAAGCATTTCAGCATTACCAAATGAACCCTTTAATCTAAAATGCGAATTAGCACCTTCTGTAAATTCTACACTACCTGCAGTAGCGTTTAATTTAATTATACCAGATGTTACAATTCCCCAAGTATCATCGTGGTAAATCTGTATATTCTTATCATCACCCGCAGAGTTTACTTGGAGTTTTGTAGCGTTTGAAAGTATGACTTCACCACCAGTTGGGGTTAAGGTTAAATCCCCAGCACTATCCACAAGTATATCAGCATAGGTTGTAGCACTTCCATCTGCGTCATTGTAGGAAAGACGAATACCCCCTGTGGCGGCACCTGTGTTTATTTCTAAATGTCTATCTGGGGCGGTTGTCCCTATGCCGACTTTATCCGTATAACCTGAAGCATTGACTACTAAGGTTGTGGTGTCTACGACTAAGGCATCTGTGATAGATAATCCTGCTGAGGTCAGGGTCATTTCTTCGGTAGCACCTATCAGGAAGTCTATTCCGTTAGTTCCACCTCGTAAATTAAGTTCGTCTGTGGCGGTTACAACATCGGATTGGATGTCTAATGAAGTGCCTGTGTGAGTTATGCTTCCATCATCCCCTGCACCGAAGTAGTGTTTTGAATTGTCGGCTTTGTTGTAGAGGTCGCCTGTGGTGGTGAAATCGCCAGTTCTACCTGTTCCTGCTATCCAATACTGAGTATGGTCATCGTCTGAAAGACCTGATAGGTTTCCGTGGTCGGCTGCGAGGGCATAGTTAAATGTAGTAGCAAAAGCACTTGCTACACTTGAAGGTGCTGTGACACCTTGTTTAATGATTATCCTGCCGACAAGTATACCGTGCTTATACCACACAGAGGGAAATGCTGGCATAGCAGCTGCCTCGGCTTCGGCTGCGGTATTGTATTGGGTTTGAGGATAGATTACCATTAACTGCCCTGAATTGACGGTATCTATCTCTACAAATACCCAGAAGTTTACATATTTGTTATTGTCTAAAGGTTGGAGTGTGCCTGAATTATTATCGTAAAAATCATCTATGTCTGTCTTAGCGGCGGTTCGTGTCCACCCTGTTCCGCCATCTCTGTAAAAGCCGTAGAAAGTAGAACCTGCTGAGCAGTCCTTAGCTGTGATAGCGAACTCTGAAAGTCTTGACCACGCAGTCCCTGCTGAAAGAGTAGGTTTGCGAGTAGTGTTCGTAGAGGAAGTTCCTAAGATTAACCCGCCTACAAAGTTATCTCTCTCTGTTCCGTAAGACTGAAACCTCTCTATTAAGTTAGTCATACCATCAGTAACCCACCAATGGTCGTTTAAGACATAGAGAGTGCCTGCTTGGTTGATTACCGAACCTAAAGGAAAGGTAGTATCTAAGTCCCAAGTTTGAGTGGCTTGAGAGATTACTGTTGGGGGGGTGCCATATTGAATACCGATATATCTTACTGTGTTTGTAGGGACAGAAATCCCATTAGAGGCAGCCCAGTCAAAGGAAAGTAGCTCTGCTGTGTCAGAGTCGGTGGCTTTTATGAATCCAGTTCCTGCTGCGACATTTACGGTTTCTGAGCCTGCGTCAGTTATAGTTCCACCAGAGGCACGACCCGCTGAGCCGAATAGTTTATTGAAGTCGCATTGGGTAGTATAGGTAGCACCTGATATGATAGGTATGCCTAATTTAGTGCAACCTGCTGAACCTGAAGTGGTAGAACCTAATTCCGTTTCGGTGTAGTATCTGGCATCGTGGTCAGAGTTAGTGCCATCTGTGTCGGGCATGTCGGAGAGGTCAGAATGCGATAATGCTTCAGGCCCTCGTATATCTACAAATGTTGATCCATCGTTTGAATACTGCCATTCACTTGTGTCTGATTCATATCTTAATGCCGGTAAAGTCAAATCTCCATTGTTTGCGTATATATTACTGTCCTCATCAACGCCTCTGCCTACTTTTAAATCTTTGCCTAAAGTTACATTGTAAGAAGTCTGCAATACTACTTTTCCGTCTATGTATTCTTCGGCCCAGCTATCCGCGTAAGAGTTATGGGCTACACACAACAATATTACCGCTAATAAGATTTTCCTCATTTCAATGCGTTCTCCAATTGAGCTATTTCTTTGTCGAGTTGATTGTCCTTTATGAGCTTCCTTACCCTCAATTCTTTAATCTTTATCTCTTTTTCCTGTGTGGCTAAGCTCTGGAGCTGTCTTTCAAATGATACTTTTGCTTTCTCATATTCTTCTTTGGATATTTCAAGGCTTGAGGTAAGCTCCTGCAACTTCTTATTATTCTCATCAGTAATCCTTTTTGACTCCTGATATAAATGTTTTGCTTGACTCATATCTTCTGTTAGAATATCCAAAGACTTAATTTTGCTATCACAAATAGATTTGCTTTCTTCGGCCGCTGTGATTTTAGATGCCAATTCTTTTAGCTTCTTATCAAGCTCTAATGACTTATATTTTACATCTTTAAGCCCTGCCCTTGACTCATCTCTTATTTTGTCGAGTTCTTCCTTTAATGCTTTTTTCTCTTTGTTGATATAATCATCTTTCGCATTGTCAAAATCTACCTGCTTTTTGTTCAGTGACTTTTCCTGTTTCAGCAAGTTACTTTCTTTTTTCTTAAACTCTTCTTTGTCCCTGTTTAATTGGTTGTTATTCATTTCTATAACATCTTGTAATCCTTGTATCCGCGCGCATTCTGCTGTTATATTGTTATTCAAAGAGTCGCGTTCCGCCCTTAATACCTGGTTTTTCTCTGACAATATGGCAAACTCATCCTTTGCTACGGTTATATTATGTTTTATTATCTCCAGTTTATTTACTATATCTGCCTTGCTTGTTTCAATTTTCTTAATCTCGGAATATAAAGTCTTTATCCTGCTTTCCTGAGCTTTCGACTTTTGATTCAAGTCATCCAAAGCTTTTTTCTCTTTTTCTATTTTTGTCATAGTCATCTCCTACTGTAAATGTTCGCTAAGTTTAAGTTCCATATAACAAATACCTGTTGCGTTAGCATTAGTGCATTGTATTCTTATCTCATCGCCGGAGTATTCGTTTTCTTCACCCTGGGGCCTGAATACATAGCTTTGGTTGTTTACAAGGTCTTGTGAGGCTAATACAGTGTCATAATTAGCACCTTTAGCAGAGTCCCTGGTTATGGTTATGGTTTCTGTTACCGCCACCGAGAAATGAATTGATATGCTCTCAAGCTTGAACCTACGGCCTACCGAGGTCGTAAAGTCAAGATCTCCTGCGCTCAAATCCTGCGATGTCACTATTGGTATTTTTAAGCTTCCGTATCTCATAGCATCACATCTACGCCTTGTATAGTTACCGAACAATCACTGTTTGCCGCGCCGCCAATACCATATACCGCTATCCAACCTCCTGCCGGTACGAGTATCGGATTACCCATTATTCCAGAGTCAGAACCTAATTCGTTTGTGAATATTATTTCATCTAATACTTTATATCCATCGCCTGCGTCAAGACAGTCTGCGTCGTCAGGATACCACCGTAATTGTAGTATAATACTTCCTGTGGTTGAGGTGCATCTCGCACTCCATCCTGTGATATAGGTCTTGTATTCGCCGTTAAAGTGCTGTGCCATTTGAGCGTCTAACTGGCCTATTGGGATTGAGGTTATAAAAGTATCTCCTGTAGCCCTTCTTACCGTTATTACACCTGCGCACTCAGCATCTACCTCTACCTGGTCTATATAAGTAAATGTTGTATCACTTTCTACTGCGGTGGTTCCTGCAGTGGTATCTAATGCTATTGACTCTGAAGCCTTTTTACCTGCCGAGTTTATTCCATATACTGTTACTGTTTGTGTGATATCTGAGGCGTCACTGCTTACAATCTCTATTGTATCTGCTGCCGCTAATTGAGCATAGGTCGTGTCAAGCTCTGTAATCATCTCATATGCTGACTCATCTACATCATCATCATTGGCGTATACTGTCCAACCCTTTACCTCGCCTGGTTTCCATCTTTCATAGATAGAATCTGATGTTCCTGCAAAGGCTATGCCTGCCATCAATAATACAAAAAACACTGCTACTACTATTTTCCTGTACATATTTCCTCCTGGTTTAGTTCTGATTTGTTCATCAATAATCCTATTATAACTAATGTATAAAAAATATGTGCCCCGAGATGCCACACAAATGTTCCGAGAGCGCATAGTGATATGCATAGAAAACTTGCTAATAATGTCATTCTATATTTATTTATTTTTTTATTTAAAATATCTTTTAGTGAAAAGTTTTGTTTCCATATATAAAATATCCCAGATATGAATATAAATAATCCTACAAGTCCTGTGTTCCAGAATACCTCTAAATACTCATTATGTGCCTGATATCCTTTATCATGCGGATGGCGTATGTGGAATGTGTAAGCGAACGATCCTATGCCTACTCCAGTGATAGGATACTTTAATTGTTCTGATGGTGCTGTCATGTCTTTTACTAAAATTTTCCATGCGATAAATCGTCCGTGATCGTCTATGGTTGATATCAAAGGTTTATAGAATGCATACCCTGATATAATAATTAAACCTAATGTTATCATTGCTATCAGGTTTCGCTTCCCTTTTACACCGAAATAAAACATTAAAGATATTACCATAGCGCCTATTGCTACCTGGCTCATTGTTATAATTACCGCTATCGCTATTACAATCGCCTGCCAGTATTTCCTGCTATATATTGCTATAGGTATAATCATCGCCATAAACGGTGATACGATTGTCTGGTGTCCAAGTGTACCGCATATCTGCCGGTCATATGCTAATTGGTGTATGCCTGTACCCATTAAAGCAAAGAACTGCTCTATGCATAATGCCTGGAGTATGCAGTATACCGCCATTACAAGCCCGCACCATGTCATTATATTAAATATCAGTTTAATTGTTTTCGCGTCAAAATCTATGCTTGATATAGATATTAACGCCATTGCGAATATCAGGATATGGCTTATTGAGTGCCATACCCATATATTGCCTACATTGTTGTCAAATATCATTATGTTTATTTTAGGTGAAAAGTATATATTCACCATTAGGTATCCTATAAATATCAAAATCCACTTATTCTTGAATGGCTTTATCTCACCATTAAAAAATACCCATAGGCTTAAGGCCAATGAGAACACCAATGCTGATGCCATTTTAGGCACTCGCGTGTCATATCCTGACATGCATATAAAAGGTGTTATCACGCACCCTAAACCTATGAGTATTTTATTTATCACTGTTTACGCGCCTCCATCCGACCATGCGCCTTTCATGCCAACAACATACCATGTATTTGATGCTGCATTGATGAGAGTTACGCTATCGCCTGTTGCGCTTGCTGACTTTAGCTTATCTCCTGCATCTAATGTCAAATACTGAATGGTATCGCCTGCCTGTGGGTCTATCTGGATATACTTTGCTCCACCCACATCATTTGCCCTGCCGTCTATAACTGTGTATATCTGGCCGAGTGTTGTAGCATCTGGCAGTACTATTAACTTATTGTCAGATGTAGCGGTGTAAACCATTTTCTTACCTGAATCGGTAACAGCTAAGTTATCGCCTGTTGCCGTTACTACCTCATAGGCATCATAGTAATTGCCTATTGTTACAGTAGCGCTTTCGTTGATTGCTATTGCAGGATTTGTCCCTATTGTAGAGCCTACGCCTATTATAAGGTCATCTGCGCTATCATCAAGGGCTACATAGAAATCCTGCGATTCGCCATCATACAATAAAACAGTGTCATATGTCGTGGCATCGCCAAGAGTGACTACTGTTTCAAGGGGTGTTTCAGATATCGTTATACGAGCATCTGTACCAACTGTTGATCCACTACCGATTATAAAATCGTTCGTGCCATCATCAAGTGCGGTATAGTAGTCGTATTCGTTACCGTCATACACCACAACAGTATCATAAGTCGTTCCATCCCCTAATGTAATTGTGGTATCAAGAGGGGTGTCTGTTATTGTAATTCTGCTATCGGTTCCTACCACTGCGCCATAACCTATGATTAACGTATCGTCTGCGTTGTCTGTTGCTATATAGAAATCATTGGTTGATTGGCCATCAAGAAGGATAGTGTTGTCTTCGTTTCCACCATCACCGACCTTTAACTTTGGTGTAGTACCAACAAGTGATACAGTTGAATCGTCTGCATCAAAGCGTACCCTTTCTTCCAGTGTGCCGTTTACATCTTGGGTAAATACTACATCTGCATCGCATGTTGTTCTTGCGGCAGTTGTTAGTACTATATCCATAGATACGTGCTCTTCCGAACCCGTGGCATCTTCTGGTTGAAATGATATACCCATACCTGCATTATCAGCGGCCGTTCCTGTAGCTATCTTCAATTTCATTACATCTACAACGCCATCTGTTTCGGTGGTATTGGCTGTGAATTGTAGATAATCTGAAGCTGTCCCTGAAGAAGCTGCTACTATCCTCAAGTTCTCTGCTACTGCTCCTGCGGTGATGTTGCTGAATACTGTATCAGCCATTTCACCTGCATCTGTTGCAGTAGTCCATACCACATCTACTGAAGCGGCCTCTTGTGCTGTATTACCAGAGGCATCCTCTAACAGAACTGATATACCCTGTCCAAATCCAGCGGCAGCCGTTCCTGATGTGTCGTGTGTTAATTTAAACATATCACTTGCGGTGTTTGTCGTTGAATCTGTAAGGGTTATATTGATATAGTTTTCTGTTGTCAGAATACCTGTTTCATCAAGAGTCATCTTTGTAACAGGTGTGCCAGATGAAGAGTAGTCATTACAAAATGTCAGGTCATTACCATCACCGTTATTTGTAATTGTCCACTGCTCTTTTGCTTCATCGCCTAAATCAGCAGATAACTTCAGTGTTGCATCGCCTGTGGTGTCATATGGTGTGTAGACTTCAAGAATGGTATCAACATCATTAGAGGCTATCCTTATTGTGTCATCTGAGGCGTTTGATATTATCTCGCCTGATGTCAAGGTTATAGTACCATCTAATATCAGCGTTCCGCCATCTGTGACAACAGTTAAATCTGTCAAACCAGAGTCACCTATATCAAGGTCAGCGTCAGCATTTGATGTTATGGCGTCAACATATAGAACGCCACTCGAGTCAATACCAAGAACTACATTTGAGCCAACTGAAGAACCTGTGCCTATGATAAAAGCATCATCAGCCAAATCACTTGTTCCGCCGGTATCATCAATACCGACATAGTAATCTGCTGCCGAAGCTCCGTCAAAAACCAGCACTTTGTCATAGCCGGCTTGCCCATCACCTATAGTTACTGTTGTGTTGTTTGCGTCATCTGCTATTGTTATGCGAGCGTCTGTTCCTATGGTAGAACCTACACCGATATTTAAGTCATCGTCATCGTTGTCTGTTCCAATATAGAACTCATCTGTGTCGCTGTCAAATAACACATACGCATCTTGTGCTGCATTTCCGCCTAACGATATATATCCATCGTCATATAACTTAACATCACCGCCGGAATCTGTTGAATAAGTATACCCATCTGCATCTGTCATGGGCGATATAACAGAACCCCAGCTTGTTTTTGCTTCTCCGCCTAATGTAACAGAGTCAACATATAGACCTGCAAACTCATTCCCTGATTTACCGAGTGTGCTTCCACCATCGGTTTTAGGGTATAGGTTTGTAGAGTCTATTACGATTTCTCCATCATCATATAGCGTTCCTGCATAGGACGGAATGTTAAACATCGCAAAGGCGGCTACAAGCATAAAAATCAATACTTTCTTCATAGCTTTCTCCTTTTAAATGTTTAAGCTCCGGTTGAACCGAACAATCCTCTCCAATCCTTTACGCCTGCATAGCTATACATCCAGCCGTCAAAATAATATCTCTGGCGGAGGTTGTCTATCCAAGAAGCGTAATGCGGTGCATCTGTGTTCTTTACCATTACCAGGTTATCCAAAGCAGGATAGATTATATACCATGCTGTGTCTGACCCGCCAAGAGCGGCGCTTAGCCATGTCCATTCTGTAGATTGATACTTGCCTGAATAGACGTTTATATCTCTTGTGGTTGTTGCTGGCCTTTCATCTGCTCTCTCGCTTAATACTCTCATTACCGGGCCTCTTAGAGCAGGTGGGAATACTATCTTTGGCTTTCCTGCGAATGTTACCATAGGAAGACCGTCAAGATCAAAGAACTCCGCGTCTATCTGCTGTTCGGCTGTTTCGAGGTTATCATGCGAGAATGCCCCTGACAATAGGTTGTCATAGGTTGTTCCTGTTTCTTCCGGGTTCTTGTAGTGAGAATCATAGAATGTGTATAATCCATCTGAACCTGCGGTTGTAAAACCGTTAATCAATATGCCTGCTGCTAATAGTTCAAGCCTTGCTGCAGCGCCACGACCGAGTGCTTTGGCTCTTACTATCTTTGATTTCAGTGCGGCATATTCCATCTGATCGTTTACTTCGTATGTTACATAGAAGTATTTGCGATACTTTCTTGGTGTGATAGTTCCTTCATATCCTATCACGAAGTGGTCGAGGCCTTCATCTGAGTCCTCATCTACCTCTTCCCATGCACCAAGCCCTGATATCGCATTATACTTCCAGTCCTTAGTGGGGTCTACAACGACATTGAAGATTTCAGGATGCTTCATATCGGTAGCCCCGAACGCTATTTGAACGAATTCATCGTAAATAGGCGTAAACAGGTCTAAAAGTTCATTGCGTGTCATCGTTATTCTCCTTTAGTTTAACTTCCCGATTATGATTCTGTCACTATTATTGCAAAGTGACCGATGGCATAGCCATAAGTATTTGCTGCGATAGCCAAAGTGCTTATGTCTATCTCATCTATCCTAAAACCTAACCCTGTGGTTACTGCGTCAGAGATGTCAATGTCATCGTTGTTCTCAAGGTCAACATTCGTTCCTATTGCTGTCTGCGCTATTGCTGCATTGGCCGCTACAGGAACTCTATATTGAGTCTTGTCATCCTTTGGGTAATATGCTACATAAAGCCCATCATCGCCTGAGTTGTCACAATCCTCTGCTGCTACGCCTAAGAATGTGGCAGAGTCAAACGATACTGTAGCGTTTGTAGCCTTACCATTGCCGTCATCATGCAGGGCATCGCCTTTTACAATAGTATCTGTATCAGCGAGTATCTGCCTTCTGGCGGGCGGTTCATTTATTGGTATGAACCCATTTGCTTGGTATCTTACGCCTTCTCCGCTCATGGTATCTCCTTTATCTTGAGTCTATGGTTGTCTGCTCATTTGCTCCATAAGAGCCTGAGTCCTCTTCACTTGCAGAAGCCAGGTTCAGTCTAACCTCTGAGGGGACATCGTTTACATCTCGTGTTCCGTGTCCATAGCCGCATTCAGTGCAGACATCAGGTCTACCATCAGATATGGCGTAGCGTATCATTCCTTTACACCTGCCGCATCTATAAAATGCTACCTTTCGTTCTGACTTTAATTGCGCCATTATTTTACCTTAGAGGCCCTAAACTTTTTGAGAGCGCTATCTATGCTGTCTTGTCCTGCTCCTGCGCTCTTCATAGTGTTGACTAAATCCTGCTCCTGTTCGGACAGCTTCTGTTCATTTGTCCGCCTTACAGAAATGTTGGAGTTTATGCCTTCATCGGAATTGCTTAATCTGGCTACTTCAGCGGATAACTCTTCTACCTGCTTTCTGAGTTCGGATACTTTATCCGAGTCATCGGTATTAGGTTTCGCTGACAGCCTGCGATCTAATTCAGCTATGGCTTTCTCTGGCCCATCGGCTTGTGATAGATATTCAGGATGCTCTCTGGTTATTGCCTCGAGCATTTGAACCTTTTTTATAGGTTCGGCTAATGCCTGTTTTATCTGATCATCTGTTCTGCCTTGAGCTTTTAAAGCCTCTGCTTTGGCTTTGATGTTAAGGTCAGGGTGTCTGATAAATACCTTTTTTAAAGAGTCCTGTTGTTTCTTTACCAGGTCTTCAGCAGTTACCTGTCTGTAATCTATGGTCTTTTCTCTTTCGCGCCTTAGATTCCTTCTGTTAATCCAGTCGGTTACAGCGACAGCGTCTTCAAGATACCAATCATCTAATTCCTCTTTTGGCATCTCTCTGCGCTCTTCCCTGGGCTTGTCCTTGTCCTCATCCAGATAGAGTTTAGCTCTATCGGTTTCAAGTTTAGACAGTTTAGACCTAACATCAGGTTCAGGAGACTTCTTTAAGCTCTCATTCTCGGCCTTTAAGGCGTCAAGTTCCATACGAAGCATTTGAGCTTCTTGGGTGCTTTTATCCTGTGTGGCCTTGAGTTCGGAGTTGATTTCATCTATACGCTTCTGTGTTTTCTCCTGAATGCGCTTGATCTTATCATCCGCTGAAAGCTTTGACTCTTCCTCTTCCTGTTTCTTTTTGTCATCTTCCTGTCTTTGCTTCTGGACATCATCAGCCCGCTTGCGCTCCTCTTCGGTGCGCTCTTCCTCTTTTTTGGCAAGGATAGCATCATCTTCAGCCTTCTTGGCTTCCGCTTTAGCCTGATCTTCCTTTGCCTTTTTAGAGGCATCTTCCTGGGACTTCTTCTGTTCCTCTGTCATAACAGACGACTTCTCCTGCTTTAGGATATTATCTAATTCCACCTTTGCCTTATCTTTCGTCAATTCCTGTGGCATTTTATTCTCCCCTTTGTCATAACGGTTTATTACGACCCCGTTAAGCGGTCAACTACCATGTATTTTCTAAGGTTCTATACAAGAAACCTATATTTATATTTAAGCCTTTTTCTTCTTGGCTACTTGTTTTACCTTTGACTCTTCTTTTACTTCTTCCTTTGGTTCTTCCTTCACATCAAGGCTTTTAGCGTATGCCTTTACCTTGTTAGCTTTCTCTCTTCTGGCATCTCTGTCTTTCTGCATATCTGCCTTTGACATGTGAAGATACTCTGGCCTGCGTTCCATTCTGTTTTCAGGCGGTATGTAGACACCTTTATCTCCACTGTTTAGACCCTTTTCTTTAAAGCCTTCTGCCTTTGCCATTTACTGCTCCTTTCGTAAGTCGAATATGCGTTGTTTCAGCATATCCATAGTTTTTACAATGTCATTGAGTTTTGAAAGCGCTCCATACGCTTCTATCATATCTTGTTGTTTTACAAACTTATTCACCTCCTCTTGTAGTCTTTGCTTGCGTTCATCTAAAAACTGCTGAAAAGCCCGCGACTCTGATACATTCACAAGCTCGGTTAATTCTATATGTGTGTCAAATTTGGCCATTGCCTGCTCCCATCTGCCCTGGAGATACCCCTGGTTGGCCACCAGTGCCCTCTGGTTGCACGAGATTAGGCATAGGGGATGGTTGACCTGGCTGTGCCGGTTGAGGCTGTCCCTGCTGTCTATTAGGGTCAAATTGCCCGCTCATTATCCCCTGTGCCGCTACCTGGTTTACCATCTGTTCCTTCTGGACATTCTGCATTAGTTTCATTACATTTATGCCCGTCTTGAATAAATGCTCATCAAAGTTTGCTCTGTATTCCTCATCAAGTAAGTGATACTTCTCTTCCTTTTGTTTCTGATGGCCTACTAAATGCTCCATTGCCGGTTGAGTAGCCCCTTCTGGCGGATCAAAGCTCTCTCCGTTCATGAACTTATACCATTCGTTGTCAAGGTCTTCTTCGCTGTATGGCGCTTTAGGTTTCTCCGGGAAGTATCTCTTTATGTCGTTATCTGCTATCTGAAGCACCTCTTTCATTGTATCCGCGCAGAGTTCCCAGTTACCTGATGGGTTGATTTGAGGATTAAGCCATATCATCTGTTGAGAAGCTTGGAACGCCCATAGCTGAAGTTGCCTCTTATAAGACTTTGAACCTGATACTGCGTCAGGTGTCATCTGAACTGCCGAGTCACCTCTTAAGGTTTCAATGGATAGGTTCGGGAATAGTTTCTTGCCGTCTTCTGCGACTACTCTCTCGGCTAAACCTTTTGGCGGATAGTCCTGATAGAGTTCAAACCACATGCTTATGGCCTCTGATATATCATGCTGTATTCTTGACACCCATAGTCCAAAGCGCGTTTCGGATTGCTTCTCTACAAGCATGTCCTGGCCTAAAGTATCATTCTTTGACTTTGAGGTTGAGAAGTAGCTTGCTGCGCCGGTTAAGCGTTCAAGGATTTCTAATAGTATCCTGATATCGCTTTCTGCCCATGCCATAGTTCTTGCAAGGCTTGGGAAGTATACCCCATCTTGAGGCTTACCGCTTACAGGATATAGCGTCATAGGTTCTAACTGAAACTCTTGTTTTGTGTAGCCTTCATCTGGGTTATAGAAACCGAACGGACAGTTTGTTACATATTGGAAGTCACTCTTCTGGTTAAATACATTATTAAAGGCATTTACGATCGGAGCGATTATGTTCATTAAGCTCTCGCCTCGTATCTGTCCGGGTTCTTTTACCAGTGAACCTCCGCAGAATGGTATCTTGCCTGAGCGGTTTATTTTCCTTAAAGGCTTGCATGACATTAGAGTATCGTTTACGGTATCGGCTATTATTCTATATTTCTCGGTCTTCTTGCCTTTAGTTATAGTTCCATACCATTCATAAAGCGTTATCGGTATTCTTCTTATGTCTAAATCAGCAAACTCTTCCTTTGAGTTTACGCCTAATTGCTTGAGTTTCTCTTCACCGAGTGCGCGCTTCTTTTCATCATAAGCGTGAGCATATAGTTTCTTTTTGTATTCCTCTACATTGTCCGGCTTGAATATCTTGCGGTCTATTAGGCTTAATACTGTTTCGCCATCTAAATGCAGTCTTTGAATGAAGAACGGTAGATCTTGGATATCCTTACCATAAGCCGGTAGGAGAATGTCATCTATGTCTGGAATGTTCTCTATTAAGCCTTTTTGAATGGTTACTTTCTCTGTCTTTATATCGTATTGTGTTATTCTGCCTTCTTTGTTCTTTTTGGGTATTCTTCGGTCTATCCACTCTTCTGTGGTCTTGCGGTAGATCTTAAACATCGAGAAACCGAGAACTATCCTGTTATGAACAAAGGCATCCACCTCTGGTTGCATATTACACTCCTGCTGGCCCATGCCCCATTTGGTGAATTTTGCCTGATTTTGCCTGTTGTCTATCTCTATGTTATTGGTGCAGATGAAGTTAATTGAGTCCGGATTCCAGCAGGTTACCAATAATACCGCCTGATATGAGTCCGCAACTGCCCTTGCAAGGCCTAAGTTTCGGTCTGATTGCCATCCCCTCTTTGATAAGCCCTCTATCTCTGAAGGCTTTACTATGTGATAATGTTTAAGCGCGGTTTCCTTCTTAGAGATATATTCCTTCTGGACATCCTCTCCATACTCGACATCGGACTTAATCATTTTCATGATGTCCTTCTGCTCTTCAGGGGAGGATCGGTCTGTTTCTACTTCCGGGATTATCTCCTGAACAGTCTTGTGTTCTATCTTGTCCGGGTCTTCCTTTTTGAGTTTAAACATCTCGTATTCCTTCTTTTTTTACCCGCTCTTGTACACTGTATAGTTTCTCTTCAAGTTTATGCTCTTCTATGTTTGTGGACATATTGAGCCGGATATTATTCTCTCTGGCCTGTTTAATCTTCTTGTTATATTCGTTCATGGCCTTTTCAAAGGGTTTCATCTTCTGCCTCTTCCTACACTTCGTGTCCTGGCGCATCCACCTCTACCTCTGTTAGCGCGCCTGCCTTTTCCGCTACCATTCCTTAAAGGTCTACCTCTCATGACTACCTCCCCATTACTTTATTAGCGAACCTGTGCATAGCGCCTGGCTGTTGTATCATAGACGCCTTCTGCATTTCGCTTTGAACATCCATTCTGATCCTGATTTTATCTATCATGTGGTTGAGTGCCACCTGGGCCACATCTAATAAACTTCTTGAGATATTGCCTACCATTACAGATATGCCGAGATTTGACTTCTTACTTAACATGGCCGCGCAGGCTAAATCGCTTATCTCTATGAAATCATTGGGGTTGTCCTGATATCTTTTCAGTCTTTCTGCCTTTAACTCTTCCTGTGTCTTTTCCGGCTTATCGCCATTGTTCCCCATAACTTCTCCTTTAGTATACCTTTTGAGTTTCTGGTTTAAACTCTTTACCGTATCCTGAATGCTTTGGATTGGCCATACATAAATATCTTATAAGGTCTGAATAGTCCTTGTATTTCTCCAGCGGTTTAACATTGTTCTTTACATCGCCATCCTGGGCCATTATGTCTTTCCTTGAGTATCTTGATAAATGCCTTATTGTATTGTGGCAGTTATCGGTTATCAATATCTTCGGCTGAACTACTATTTCACCGTCTTTTTCATCGTAGTATATAAACTCTCTGACCTTTAAATGCCCTGCTTCCAGGGCGTCTATACCATCACGGTATCTTAAACCACGCCTTAAAAGCTCTTTTACGGGCGTTGTTTTGCTCTGGCCACCCTGTCTTTGGGCTAATTGCACTGTTTTATTGCCAAAGTTGGGGTCTATGATCCTATGCCTGCTGTCAACACGCTGCCCACAAACCTCGTAAATCGCCTGTTCTGTGTCTTTTATGAGCCTTGCATACTCATCATAGGTCTTGTCATCAAAGAGCATTTCGTTGAAATTCTTATTTGGATATTCCTCAAATATGTAAACTGTGCCTGTCTTGTGAATACCTGCCCATATCATTGCCCAAGGCTTACGATCGTGTGGATCTAAAACATTGTATATTGTGCATTCGCTTAATGGCGCGTCTTCAAATGGTATCACATGCACCTTACGCGAGAACTTCATATATATCTTGCCGGACAGGTTTATCGGCATACCATATATTCGGCAGGTTATTTCCTCTTGAGGCATAAGCTGTATTTCCTGCTCTACCCTTGCCTGGTCTATATATGGGTTTTCAGTTGTCCAGAACAGGTATATCTTAAAGCCATTCTTGTCTATTATGCGTGGAAGCTCTTTGTCTATGAATGGCGCGTGCTGCGACTCTATCACATCGTGATCGTCAAATATGTCCTGGATTAGGTCTGTTATGCCTTTAAGCGAGGTCATGGTTATTATCATCTCGCCATCTCTGTCCATCAGGCGCATACATTCTTCCCGGTATATGTCGTAAGGCGGCTCTTCATCGTTCCAGACACCATCTAAATCCTCACCTTGAAATGCCTCTCGGCCCTGGTCATAGGACTTAAATATTATCATTGAGCCATTATCAAAGAGCAGTTTCCTATTTGGAAAACCTGTTATTTCATTATAAAAGCCGTACTTAATACGGCTCTTTGGACACAATTCCCATACCTTGCGCTGTTGAATGTTGACGCTATCAGGGAAACTCTCGGCTGAAGCCCACCAGCGCTGTTTAGGCTTTGATACGCATTTGTTAAGGACATATTCTGCGCCTTCCTCTGTCTTGCCTGACCTGTTTCCACCTAATGCTCCTTTGCGCTTTGCGGTATCATCTCTGAACTTGGCCTGTATAGGTAAAGGTTCAAAGAATTCAAGCGGGTTTACCTTCCTCCTGCGCCTTATCGTTTCGTTCAGCTCCTGAAGCATGGAGGATTTGTCCAGCAAGCTCTTTCGATTTTGCGATAAGCTCATCTGCGGTAAACTCCTTGTATTTTTCTAATAGCTCATCCTGCAGCCCTAAATCTACATTCTTTGGTAGCAGGCTTGCGAGTATGCGATAAAAGTCGGATTGGTTTGTTGGGCGTTTCTTATTTGTTGCCCATGCTACAAGTCCATTCACTCCGCCCATTGTGTCAAAGGCATCCATGAATGCTAATTTTATATTTGTGAATTTGTTTTTAGAATTGCGCGGCCTGCCGTTAGGATTTCCTGATTTGCCTTTTTTAAAATTATATTCTCTTTGAGGCATTTGTATTTTCCTTGTTTTTTACAAATAAAGAACGCAATTTATGAATTTTTTTATGACACTTTTCACATAAGCACACACCATTATCTATATCCCAAAATGGCCTATGTGTCATAGCCAATCTTATTAAAGTTTCCTTATCTTCAAACGGAGAAAACTGGCTATATAACTTTAAAAACTCCATAATCAACTCGCTCAATGGCCGCTTATGATGAGCATGTAACATATATCCTACTTGACCACACTCTTGGCAAGTATAGTGTTGCTGCTTTAGCACTTCTTGTATCCATTGCCTATTTTCTGACAATTCACGCATTGTCGTTTGAAAATTATGTTTTCCACCTTGCCAATTCAAAGCTTTTTCGCGCGTTAATGTTGATGTATACTCCCCTTTACATTTTCTTGAGCAAAAAACCCCACCACCTGCATTTATCACACCTTGTCGTTTATAAAAACTTTTACCACACCATTTACAGTTGCATATCTTGCCTTTTCGCCTACTATAAACTGGCTTTCCTTTTCTTGTATTAGAAATACGCTTGGCAATTTCATTATTAACAACATCGGAATACCGCCAGTCACTAAAACACTTTTTAGAACAAAACACCTTTCTGTTTCGTCTCTCCGCTTGGAATTCTTTATTACAGATTGGGCATATTTTTTTTATCATTATCTCCCTCAAAAAAATAGGAGAGGAATGAGTGCGCACTCCTCTCCGAAAGTCTTTAAGATAAAGCCGTCGCCTTATCTATTTTAATTATATAATATATCTATGGTTTGTCAATACTGTTCGCATTCTTTTTTTCTTAACTCTTTTTATAATAGCGTTTTATAGACGAGAAACTATAACAAATTAACTTGCGTGTTATTTATTCTTTTTTCCGCTAACTTAACATATTCAGGGTTTAGTTCTAACCCTATATAATCCCTGTTGTTCTTCTTTGCTACCACTCCTGTTGTGCCTGCTCCAAAGAAAGGGTCTAAAATTACTCCACCTTTCGGACACCCTGCTAATACGCAAGGTAGTATTAAATCTTCAGGGAATGTTGCGAAGTGGGCTTCCTTAAAAGGTTTAGTAGTTACTGTCCAGACGGAGCGTTTGTTTGCACCTTTTAATTCTGGATAAAATTTGCTTGTAGTTTCAGGATTGCTAATTCTTTTTGCATTACATTTATACGCACTCATCATTCCGTCTTTTCTTTTTAATATGTGTGGTTTCGGTTCTTCCCTTATCGCCTCATTATCAAAATAATACTTCTGGCTCTTGGCTAATAAGAAAATATACTCGTGGGATTTAGTGCATCTGTCAGTTACGCTTTCAGGCATGGGGTTTGGTTTGTGCCAGATGATGTCTTGTCTTAGATACCAGCCGTCTGCTCTTAATGCGAAAGCCACCGACCAAGGTATTCCTACTAAATCTTTATCTTTTAGGTTAAGTTTACCCCTAGTTGAGTGAGAATTATAACTATCCCCTAAATTAAGCCACAGCGTGCCTTCCTTTTTCAGCACTCTCTTAACTTCCCTGAATACCTCTACCATATTCTTAACATATTCTTCAGGTGTTTTTTCAAGACCGAATTGACCACCTACACCATAGTCTCTTAATCCCCAGTAGGGCGGTGAAGTAACACAACAGTCCACACTCTCATCTGGTAGTTTCTTTAATTCATCTAAACAGTTGCCTTGTATTATCATAGCATCCCCGCAAGCCTTTTTAACACATCCAATAATTTTTTATCTATCACCTCTGTTACGGGGTTTGTATCTACCATTGCTTTCCACATCCACTCTCCTGCGCGATTTTTCCAGTAATACAATACAAAGTTTAAGTTACTGAATTTCGTCATCCGTATAATTTTTCTCAAATGCTCATTGGTTCGTAATCTCTTGTTCATGCCACCCTCTTTGGCTGTATGTTGTTTTTTTCTCTTAATTTCATTTCCATTTGTTCTCTGCACCTTGAACAATACTTAAACATTATTCCGAATTTTGACCTGTTTATCTTGCGGCCGCATTTACAGTTCATTTGCGCCTCATGGTTAAGTATCCTATGGCCCATATCGCTATCAGGATTACCTTGACTATTACCACCCACTCGCGGCAGTCCTCTGTACCTGGATAGAAGAATATGTTATCTAATTGTGTCATCATGGCTTTTTTTGATGTGGCCTGCGTTTTAACCTGACATTCAACAGGTGATACCGGTGGGGATACCCGCAGGCTCACCATCTAAGTTTGTTATTGTTTAGGTTCTTCTTTAGGTGCTTCTTTGTTGAGTATTACTTCTTTGACTTCTTCAGCCAAGATAGCTTTCCTTTCCGCGAAAGCGCCTTCGATCCTGAGTATCTCTTCGTTTAACCTCTGCCTCTGCATGATAAGTTCGCCATAGCGGGTTTCCAAGTCCTTTAGCCTGTCCGCTTGTGCCGGCATTATCATGCTCAATAGCATTACTATAATTATAATTACTCTAATAAGCATCTCCTAACCTCCTTTCCTGTTCGTATTGGTATTGTTGCCTTTCCCGCCTCTCTTCTGCTTCTGCCTGCCTTGCCTCGTACTCTCTCATGTCGTTCTGGTACTCTCTCTGCCGTGCCTGCTCTAACATCCTGTCCACATCTTTCATAGGATCGTAGTAGCCAGCATAGCAGATACCGCATATTGCTATTATTGCTATTGCTATTAAGTATCTCATTTCATCTCCTTTCTTCTAAAATATCTATTAAATCGTCCCAATTTTTATTATTAGCAGTCCTGTATGAATAATTATATGTTTCAATTGAAGTTACCCTTTTTTCTAAACGAAACAAGCATATACCCCATATAACTAATATTAAAAATACGACAACTATCTTCATCTCTCTACCCCCATAACCCACTTTTCCCTGACACAATAAAGCTTCCCCTGGGGTGTGTCCAGTTCAAATCCCTCATGGAAGGCATCTTCCATTCTTAAGATATATACATTATCTCCTGGCTTTAGGCCGTATTTGTATTCAGGACCTACTGATATTACCTCACCTTTGGCTTCTGCGCGATATCCTTTGCGGTTGTCCGGGATATATATATTGCCTATCTTTTCGGCATAGTCTATTTTCATCAGGATCGTATCTCTTACGGCTATCATTTCTTCACGCTCTACCGCTAAGATATCTTGATACTTTACCTTGAGTAATTGTTCGCCATCATACCTAAATTCCTTCCAGAAGTATTTTCTTAAATAAACTATATCACCTGCCTCTGCGATCTGCGGCCTGCCTTCAGGTCTTGAGCCTGCGTGGGTAACTATGCCTTTTTCAGGCAAGTCTTTCCTTGTGCCTGCTGTGTATATGCCTCTTACCTTGCCGTATTTCGAGATTGGCTTTACTATGTATGTTCCGCGTAGTGCTTCTAACATACCTACTCCTTTGCTTTTTTATCTTCAACCATAGCCTCAAGTTTTTCTATTCTTTCTTGAAATACTTTAATAATAGTATCTATTTTTATTGAGTTTTCATAGCACTCACAATTATTTGCACCGCAGGGGTCTCTATAATCATAAGGGGTTTCTTCCACTATTTTATCTATTATTTGATTTATCCGCATCTCTACTCCTTTACTTTAAGGTAGTTAAATATGCTGTTAATTACTAATACACACTCTTGAACGCTTCCATAATATCCATCAGGAAAATTATCAGGCAGTTTCGGTTGCTCCTCAGGTTCTTCTAAATACTGTCCACAGTATCTGCACCTTGCAGGGTCATCTGATATTTCTTTAGGTGCTTCCTCAGCGATTATCTTGTCGGCGATAATTTCTGCTTGTAGAATTGGTATCGTAAAAGCATCTAAAAGTATCTTAACTACCCTCTCTCTGTCCATAAAGGTCATTCCGTTCCAAAACGACCTGCCACTTTCCGTTTATCTTTGCGAAGGTTCGGTTATGTAGCATATTAGCTCCTTTCAAAATAGTGGCTCCCAATCAGCGTATCCTTCATACTCACTTCTTTTACAGGATAACGGCTCTTCGCTTCCACGCCACCTCACTACCTTGATTTCAAAACCGCCATTTTCATTTTTATATAGTGTAGCCAAAAATGTAAAAGCACCACTAAATCTTTTTGCCTGTAAATATTTTGTTGCCTGACACGCCTGCGGTAATCTCATTTCTCCACCTTTGTCAACTTATTTATATGTTTTGTCAACTTGCCCCCTTAAATAGTCTTGAAGTGCTTGGGCTAACTTCTCTCTATCCTGAAATGAACATTTTATATTGTATGATATTATATCCCCTATCCCATCTACACCTTCCAACCTCTTTAGGACTTGTATGGCGTGGGCTAAAGCCTCTGCAGGTTTGCCACTATCTACTCCACACCCTGTTTCGTGGTCATCTAATAATGATTGTATAACTTCTATGGCTTCAATATGCTTCATAGGTTTAGGACTCCTTTAGAGTAATCCACTTCCAAGCACTTCTTCAATAACTGGCACAACTTCTCCTTGAAATGTGTTTTCATTGTCGGTTTCGCCTAACTCGGCATTTAGTTCTTTAATATCTTGTAAGCATTTCGCAAGCCTATATTTTGCATCTTGTAATTCTGAATATACTGTTTCTTCTTTCCTCTTCATCTTCATCTCCTCATTTGGTTTAGCCTTCATTTTAATCCTTTCAGAATAGTCTTTAGTTTGGATAGGCATTGGTTAAAGCCTTTGTTGTGAATTAAGTCCACATTACCTATCTCATCTTCATACATTTCAGTTCTTCTTTTCTTCGGCAACTTCCCTATTATCAAGTCTATTATTTGGGAGAGGGCTTGGGCATATAAGATATTTTCCTTACCAATCGTATTATCGTTGCAATAATCTAAACATAACTTCCTCAACACATCATTAATCTTCTCCCTTATAGTCATAGGTTCTTTCATATCTCTCTCCTATCTTTTAGAGCCGTCCTCTCGTTTTAAGAGCTATCTACCCAGTAAACGCCCTGCTATCTTCTCCAGATAGCCGAGAGGTATCGGCTAATTCTACGAGCCTGTGTTGGGCATTTTATGCACGGTCTCTGCTGACATTCCCCAATGCGTTTTATAGAGTCAAAGGAAGGTAGCGAGGTCGTGACAAATTGTCACGGGTTGAAACAGGCTCTAATTCTTTATGAGGGGCAGGATTGTGCTAATTTAATAGCGAGCTCTATTTACTGGTTCAGCCTGCACTCTACACCAGAACGCCACCCTCACAATATCAATGAACTATTTCTTTACCATTTTTATCCAGATAAGTTTTTACACCCATATTGGTTTTAAGCTCTATACACCATTGCCAAAATAACCATCCAACCCAAAATGAATAATCTTTTTCAACCCAAGAAAATCCTATAGTTGGTAAAATCCAAAGACCGTGATAATCATTTTCATTTTTCAGTTTTAGTATCCTCATCTCTTATTCTCCTGTGCCTTGTAGAGGGCTTTGGCTATCTTATCCATTATTCACCTCTATTCTTTTCTTGGCGATCTCTAAATACTCTGGTTCTCTCTCTATACCAATAAAATCAAATCCCTCTATCTTACAAGCTACCCCTGTTGAGCCTGAGCCCATATAAGGGTCTAAGACTGTTCCTTTAGGTGGGGTGATTAAACGACAGAGATATCTCATCAAAGTTAATGGTTTAACTGTGCTGTGATTGTTGCCTTTTTCCAACCCCTCACACCCCATATTCCTCTCTCGTTTTGACGCTTTAGCGACATAGAAAAATCTTGCGGCAGAGCCACCATTATCGTTATGTCCCCTTACTCCATTACTATCTGGATTTCTCCCACTTCCATCAATTTCACTAAAAGGGGTTTTACCCATTGTTCCACGATTTGCAGATTTACTCGGCTTCGTCTCAGGAAATAAATCCTTTACCTCATCTGAACCATCGTGGATTAGGTTGGCAGGGAAGCGACCAGTAGGTTGTTTGTATTCTCCATCTCTTTTTTGAAATCCCCACTTATGGTCAGCCACAGTTTTGGCTAATCCTTCACCAGAATACATACCACCATTAAGATTATCTTTTGTTTCAACCCTACACCCATCAATATTCAACCCACCTACACCCCATTTAAGGACATTCTCGGCTACTGTTTTCTCTGATAGAGGTTTTCTGGCGAGAGTCCACAGCTCCATAGCAGGTTTTAGGGCAGTTCCCCAGCCTTCCCATTCTGAAGTGCCTTTGGTATTTTCATATTCAGGTTTCAGACCTTTGTTTATGGCTACTAAGTGGTCTGACATCCCAGCACCAGCACCCTTAGCCACACCGATACTTTCCCTCTCGTTCCCTAACTTCTTATCAACAGCCTTACCTATGTTAAGAGATTTTGGAAATCCTGACCCATAAACCCAAGCAACTATATCTCTTATCTCAAACCCAGCATCCTCTATGTTGACACACATTCTATGTTGTGTTCTTGTGCCACAGGCTACTAATATATGTCCGCCAGGCTTTAGGACTCGTAGACACTCTTGCCACACATCAACAGAGGGGACATCATAGTCCCACTTCTTACCCATAAAGGATATTCCGTAAGGCGGGTCTGTTACGATAGAGTCTATCTTATCGCCTGAGCATTTTTTAAGTATTTCTAAGCAGTCGCCTAATATGAGCTTATCCATTATTCACCTCTTTGTTCTCATAAATATTGCCGATTACTTCTGCATTAGTTAATTTATGGTTTTCGTCAAATTCAGCTTTAATTGGGCGAAACATTTTAGACATTTTTTATGTTCTCTTTGGATATTTTATAAACCACTCTTGCCTTAGCCCCACTATGAATACGCCATTCCTTTCCGTCAAAACTCGGAACCAAACCTTTTTCCCATAGGTCTATACAGCATTGAAAAGGATTGACTCCTTCTTTGTGGTCTATGTGTTCCCATTTAGAGAGGTTAAAGAATGATGAGGCGTAAGCCCTTACCGAATCCCATACCGAAGCCCATACCAAAGCCCCTACCGAATCCCCTACCGAAGCCCCTACCGAAGCCCATACCGAATCCCTTACCGAAACCCTTACCGAAGCCCCTACCGAATCCCCTACCGAATCCCATACCGAAGCCCATACCGAATCCCATACCGAAGCCCATACCGAATCCCTTACCGAAGCCCATACCGGAGCCCTTACCGAATCCCACTTTTTCAATAACTGAATATCTTTATCGGTAACTTTGGCTCGTTTTTTAAATGGGTGGATAATTGGTTTAATAATCAACTGTGGGACTATCGTTTTAAAGTCTAACTTCTTACAAAACTTCTCAACCTTTTTAGAGTCGTCTTTAGTGTTTAGCTGGTCAACTTGAAACTTTTTAGTTAATGGATTGTATTCGTATTTATTCAAGACATCTTCCTTTAAACCCTTGTACCCGAAGTAATCCGCTATTGAGGTGTGAGAGTCTGGCTCGTAGCTTAAATCACCCTTAATACATTTTTCTCGTAACTCCCAGTCAAAATACATTATCTTACCCTTACCATCGGAAACTACTGAAAAGAACTTACACATTTTATACCTCCAAGTATTTGAGTTTTTGCTTATAGGTTGAAATTAGGTCCTCTAATTCGTAGGGCTTGAATTGTTTTATACATCTGGCCAGCCGTTCAAGGCTATCTGCTGTTCCTGCGCCATGTTTGCGGTCTATGTATTTTCCGTGCAAGTATTGTTCGCCCTGATTCCAGTTCTTATTATTGCATTTTTTGCACTGTAAGTTTACATTTTGCTCATGGTATCTGGTTGCGTTGTGCTGCCTTGGCTGGAAGTGGCCTGCATCGCCTTCTTTCCAATGGAGTATTCTGTTACAAGTGCAGCATTTGCCGAAACCATTATCCGGATTAGAGTCCCTTAACCTTATATATTTGCTGAATATCTTGTCCAGGTCTGACTTTAATTTACTTACCGTTTTCATTTAACCCTCTGTATCTGGCCTAACATAACTGCGTAGTATAGAAACCGAAGCCAGCGTTTATATTTCCTACGTTCTGTGTAGTTCATTTAAACCTCCATATCTTAGATTGTGGCTGGCGAGTTCTCTGGTAAGGTCAAATTCGAATACCCACCATTCTTCTTTCCTGCTCTCGTATTCTTGGAGAAGGTTACCCACCTGCTCGCCTTTTTCCTTTAGGTGCTTGATCCATTCATAGTTTGACAGCATCTCTGATACCCATTTGGAGTGCTGTTTAAACCAGTCCAAGATCTGAAGTTTGCGCCAGAAGTCATCTCTTAGCGAGTGTTTAGGGTCTTTGAGTTTGTCTTTGGCGTATCGTATGATCTCATCTGGGGGTGTAGGCATAGGTTTGTATCTTAGTTCATTAAGGTATTCTATTGGTTGTAGGTCTTTCATGGTTCTCCTTTATATTAGTATTGCCTTCTGTCTTTACCCTGGAATTTCAGCACTTTGCACATGCCGCATATCCTTGATGATACCCTCTCATCGATCTGATCATCTATGCCACTTAGTGAAAAGTTAGATGTTATTATTGTAGGTAAGCAATTCTGCTCTCTGGTATTTAGTATATAATATGTTGTCTGCCTTACAAATTCGGTAAGTTTCTCCGCACCTAAGTCATCTACTATTAAATATCCCGGCTCAAGGGCTATCGTTTCGGCTATATCATAGGCAGTTTCTTCTGCGTTTTGCTTGCCATATTGGTTTTGTAGTTTCATTATAAAGTTAGGATAACATACCCATACAACTTTTATATATTTTCTTATATAGTATTTGGCCAAAGATGCAGCAAATACAGTCTTGCCTGTTCCTACGCCTCCTGTTATAAATACACTATGTCCTATTGACTGTGCCAATAGGTCTGTCTTGTCTGTTTCTATTGTTTGGTATTTTTTAGGAATAATCCACAATATTTCCCGTTCAGCGCGATTTTCTCTTTCTTGTCTAATGCGATTTTCCTCTTGTTCTAAATATTCTTTGCGGCATTTTTCATTACAAAATTGTATAAGTTTATAACTATCAGAAATAAACTCTTTCCCGCAAACGCCACAAGTAACCCTATACCTCTTGGCCGATTGCGTCGAGTGCTTTTCTTCTATCTTCTTTATTGTGGCCTGTATGTCCATGCTTCTCTCCTTTTTTATGTGACATTTCCTCATTATATCTCCCTACTACCCAGTTCTTTATGGCCCGGTAGTCGTCTTTGTAGGTCTTTCCAGAAGAGCCTTTATAGTTATCTAATATCTCTATCATCCTTTTCGTGGCGCTTTCTCCGTGTTCTTTTATAAGCGTATTGTGCTGTTCTTCTGTCATATTAACAAATTCTGCATATTTAGTTTTAGTATTTATAGGTATTTTCTCTTTATTTACCTTTACCTTATCCTTTACCTTTACCTTTACCTTTACCTTAGCAGTTTCATTACTATTAGCATACTCTATTGATAGAGTATCGATACCCCTTGCCTTCAACATAGCTATTATGCCTGAATGTATCTTATTATTAGGATTAAGCTTCCCATATTGGAATGTTAAGAATTTAGGTATAAACCACTTGTCTTCTGTTATTTTAACTATCCTATCCATAAATGCTGCTTCTGCTCTTTCCCAACCAATTTCTATTCCCAGACAAAACTCGGCAAGTTTTTTTGTGACTTTAAACACGCCTGCATGATCACATTTATCAAGCATGTATATCCATAATAGCTTATGTTCGGGGGGAAGGCTTAGAAACCAATCGTCATCCCATTTTTTACTATCAGTTAATCGTTTGGCCATTATTCCCTCTTAAAATAAAATTACCCACAGGCGAACAGAGTTCTTTGACTTCTGTCTTGGGAGGCAAAAGACCTGTGGGCAAAATAATAGCGAGGCTTTTTCTCCTCGCTGTTTGATTTTGTTTTACTCCATTCTTCATTATCTTTACGCCTCCCAGTTTTTAGTGTTACCTAATTCTATCACAATTCCCTGATGTTGTCAAGAGAATCTCTGTTCTTTTGCTAAAAAATATTTAGCGTAATGCTTGCCGTTTTCTGATACCATCATCTTGCTTATCTTGTAGCCTTGTTTTTTTAACGATGATATTCTACTGGCCAATCTGAAACATCCCAGCTTGTATAAAGCTTGAAGTGGGTTAATACTTCTGCCGCTTTTCAATATTCCCAATATCCTGTCCTCTTGCGACTTTTTCATGACTTGCTCCTTTCGTTAATATTCTATTTCATTTGGCTCTGGGATATAGCAGTTTAGTTCCACGCTTGCCCATTCCCGGATATCGCTTAAATACTCCTCAAACTCGGTTGTCTTTAGGCTTGATGTGTCTTTAGTGTAGAATATAGTTTCATCGCCTATCCGAGTTTCCTGTCCTAAGAAACGGCCTTTCAATACCTCATGCATCTCGCCTTTTGAGTATCCGGTTTCCTCTGAGAGCATTTTGACTACCACCCCGAAATAGTATCGGTTCTGGTTTCCGCTCCTGGTTGACCTGTGCTTCTCTATGGTTACATCGATATCCTGGCCCTCAAGGGCGTAGAGAGTGTCTATCCAGTCCGCGCCCATTACAAGCATTCCTTTTTTTACGCTTCCTCTAAAAATTGTCCGCATTGTAGTCCTGCTCCTGGTCTTGTTTAGGTTTAGGCTCTTGTAGTAAGAATACTACATCCGGCAATATGTCCAGTTTGAACATTAGCTGTCCTTTCTGGCTTTTCCACCACGCTCCAACCTGCGGAAACCATGCCTTTGCTTTTCGGCTTTCCGCGTTATCTGTTTCTGCTTTGCTTGGGAGTCTTACTATTTTGTTCATTACGTTCTCCTCGTGTTTACGATCTTCTCTATCCTTACCTTTACGCCTGGTATCTGCAGTGATCCTTTTGTTGCGGCTATAACTTTGTTGATCTTGCTCTGGTCTGGTATCATGTATTCCTTTGGAAGTAGGTTTACATCAATTACATCTCCATAATACCTTTCCGTAAAGTATGTTCCTTTAGGTTGTTCTACCGTAGGCGCAAGCACCGGAGCTATTACCTCTTGAGCCTTTTCCTGGTATTTCTCTGCCTTTGCGTCTTTGCCTTCCTCTGCGGCTTTAAGTGCCTTTGCCTCAAGTTCGGCTCTTTTCTTGTCCGCTATTGCCTGCAGGCGTGCCTCTTCTGCTTTCCTTATGCGCTCTTGTTCGGTTGTGTAGGTTACCAAAGACTTGTCGCATAGGTCTATTACCTGCCTTAATTTCTCCAATGGAGTCTTGAACAAGGCCATTATTTGGGCTTTAGCGCTGTCCAGGGGCTTGGTTATTTCCTTCCGTTTTGCGTCAAGTTCCTTATATTTAGCATTAGCAGACGATCTTATGCCCGCTACGGCCTCGTAAGAGGCTTGATCTCTGACAGGTTGGGCCTCTGCCATGGCCATAATCTCGGTTGATTCTCTTACCGCGATGTCCACGATATCTGTGTTTATACTCTTAATTTTTATCTCACTCATTAGATCTCTCCTTTCTTTTGCTTGAAGTTATATATGTTTAGGCAGGACAGGAACACCGACTTATCTGACTTATCGGTGTATTCTTCTACCTTGTAGCCCTTACCAGTTAGCTGAACGCATAGCCTTCGCTTTATTTTTATACCATTCTCTTCCGCGAGTATCTGGTATCCGGCAAGCTGTATTCCTGTTGAGGCGTACATTGCTGTGCTTGTCTTTATATCCACTATGGTCAGGCATTCGGTGAATATCCTATCAGGCTTTCCGGTGAAACCGTACTTTTTTGACTCAAGACGCTGTTCTATTATAGCAGATGATACACTCTTTATCTTGTAGTCATCTGTGAACTTATACCAGTCGTTCAGATATGGCACGATCCCATCATCAAGGGTTGCGACATTTAACCTACCTAAGTCCGCGAGTTCCGTTGCCTTATGGGTCTTTGTTCCGAAGTCCTGGGCGCGATCTAATATATCTCTTGGCACTTTGGAGAAGTCCACAAGGCCTGCCGCTTTAAGGATTTGGGTTACACTCGGTTTAGACATTGGTTTCGGCCTCTATTTTCTCGCACCTGGTTTCGTATTCTGCCATCACCCATTGCATATCAAGCTTAGGAAGCTTGTTTATTTTTTCTTGGTTTTCTTGGTATAGTGCCTCAAGCTCAAACATATCCTTGCATTTTGCTATTTCTTGGCCTATTTTAAGGGCTATTGCGTTGGGTTGGCCCTGTGGTGTGGCTTCTGGCTCTAATGTGCCATTTTGGGCAGGTTCTGCCTCATTACGGCCTATTTCTATCTCCTCTGGCATGCGCACTGCCGGCTTTCCTTTAGGAATGATGTCTACAGGCACATCATAGTCCTTATCGATTGCCTCTTGGAACTCCGGAGATACAGGCAACCACTTTGAGTGCCTGCGGAATACCGTCTTCTTGGCCATTTCTTTCCAGTCGGTTACCCATGGGCCTGTATTACCCGCCTTTGAGCGCTCTCTTATGGCATCCACTTCTTCCTTATTCATCACCTCGTAGCTTGATGATCCGTCTTTCAGCTTCACGAATGAATAGGCGGCTGTTACATTGCCTCTATCCTTTATGGCTGGCTTATGGACAAGCTTTCCCTCTGTGCCGAATGAGTACTCGAAGTGGTCGTTCTCGCATACCACATCCGCGTGTATGTCTGATATTTCTCCGCTTCTCCTGGCGAGTTCCACAAGGCCCTTGTAGTCTATTATCAAGGTGCAGATTGTTTTATTGAGTTTGCGGTTCTCATAAGGTATTAAGTGTGCTTTCCTGTTGTCCGGCTCAAGGCCTAACTGTGATAGGTCAAGTAAGCAGGTTAATAGGCTTTCCTTTGTGCATTGCATTAGCTTCGGTGTTCTGTTGATCGCGGTCAAGGCTATCCTGGTGAACCTCTCTGGTGTCAGGTGTCTTGGGAGCGCGGCCGCGAACTGTTTCTTTGCGGAGTCCGATAATATCAAACTCCTTATGTCATCTGGTTGGTTTTTGGCTATGTTTGCCATCTTCTATCTCCTCTCCGTTTAGGTCTATCTGCCTTTTGCAGACTTGACATTCGTATGCTACTACCTCATATTCTCCGAGTTCATTCATAAACTTGCTTTCTACTTCCGTCATTTCGTAATTACAGCATTCTGGGTTCATAGCTCACCTCAATTATGGTAGAAGCTGAACTCGGTTATAGGAAATCCAAGCACTACGATCTTGTTTATCTCTTCTGTGGCATCATCAACAGAGTCTACTTCTTTAAGTATTTTCTTTAGCTCGCCGTTCTCAACATAGATTATTCTGATGTATTTATCCATTATTTCTTTCCTTTCTTTTTTGCTTTATGCAACAATACAAGCAACGCGTCATAAGTAACCCAACTGGGGGAGCGCTTTTCTCTTGCCCAGTTATAAACAGATGTAAAAGAAACTTTTAATTCTCCTGCAATCTGTTCATGCGACATTCCTAACTTTACTAATTGCGCTATTATCAATCCTACTTCTTTGCTATTAGGTTTTTTCATTGTTTACCTCCTTTCTAAAATAAGTTTATCATATTTTTAAATATTGTCAAGATTTATTTTAAAAATAAACAAAATAAAAAAAGCCCCACTCTTTTTCAGAATGAGGCTGTTTTATAGACGAGGAATTATGGAATATTGTAATTATGTTCTGGGATTTCAGGATGGAATGTATTACAATCTTGGATATGCCAAACAAGAAATAATGAAAATAAAACTATAGCAACCGCTATTGCAACATCCGATGTTTTCATTTTAACCGTAGTTTAAATAGTATCTTTATTTGCTTATCTACCCTGTCTGTTATTATACCCTTTTCTTTCATTGTTGTATAGTATTTTTTTCTTTCATCTACACTTTTCATTTGTATCAACTTATCTATAATATGTTTTGCCCTTTCACCATTTTCTACACCCAAAGTTTTTACAAGGCGCTCTGTATAGGTCAAGTTTCGTTTTTCATCTTTGGCCACTTCCTTAATCTTTTCTGCTAATGTAGGATTGGTTTTGAGTATATGTTTATAGTTTTTGGCTCTTTCGCTTACAGGAATTTTCTTTAGTCCATCCCACGCAAGCTCGGCCTCTTGCTTTAGATAGAACCTCTTTTTATCCTGCCTGGCGATTTTTTGTTTTAACTCTCTAAACTCTGCCCCGCCAAACTCTCTTATCTCTTCTTTAGGTATATCACGGTAAAACCTGCTTACGAAAGGTATCTCTTTGGCGTCTACCTGGCCTTTAGAAACGCCAACAATAGTATTTAATGCTTTATTAACAAATCTTCCCGTGCCACCTATAAGTTGTCCATACGCATAATTAACATCAGCGGGGGATATTTCAATGCCTCTTTCGCCTAATTCTCTTGTTTTTTGTATAAAATATTTACCTGATAATTTTTCTCTTAGACTATTAAAATACTTTATAGAAGCAGGGGCAGAGTTATTCCAGTCCGGGCGTATCTTGCCACCGCTCCACGATCTGTTACGCGCTATATCTATTGGTAAATCAAGTATCGTAGGAGTTATAGCTGATATTGCGTCTGACCCTCCTACAGGGTTATAAGACTCAACGATAGCTGTAAACATAGAAGATACCGCCTCAGAAACTGATGTTTCGTGTCCTTCAACCAAATCGTATACTTCATTAAAGAATACATTTATAGGCTTTAACCCCCAAGATATAGGTATAGTTACATATCTAAAATTATCTCCCGAAGATATTACTATATTTAAACCATTTAACCTGTCCCATTTACTTACCTTTTTGCGCCAGTCTTTGTCTTTTTCATCATTATACTGAGCTACAAGAAATATCGCCCCACCCATTATAGATAAAACTAATGCGGCAACTTTAGGGTTTTTCATGGCTCTTAACATTTTTGCTGTTCCTTGAACAGAGGCGTTAGAGAACATATAAAGAGCATTTATTACAGGCCCACCAGTCCCCATTTTATTAAAGTTTACGCTTGCCTCTTTAGCTAATACTGCCGCCCTATTGCGAGATACACCTTGTTTTAAAGCTTGCCTGTAAACAGATAATCTTGATGAGTCCTCAAAGATCGTATTCCATTTATCTACCGACTCTAATATCATTTGCACTGCTTTGCGCGGTGTGCTTCTATTAAGTTGGCGTATTTTATTTATATTAAGCTCTAATTGACCTCTTGTAGATAATGCGAGGCCGCCCGTAGTTCCACCATCTTTTATCATCTGTTTATAGAGTTGCGTTCCATGAGTATTTTTTCCTAAGAAATAATCTGTTATATCTTTTATGCTCTGGGGATCTTTTAAAAGCGTCTTAGCCGCGCCCTTAGCACCTATTTCCTTTTTTGAGGCGAGATATATTGCTACTTCCTGTAAATCTCTTATCTTGTTGGAAAGCACAAATTCAGGATTAAACCTTGTGGCAAGTCCTGCCATAAATCTTGTGTAAGCCTTAACTCCCCTTAAAAGACCCTCTACCTTATGCCTGTTTACTCCTTTTAAAGCCATAGCTAATTGGGCATCGTTTATTTTAAGGTAGACTTGATTTCCGTTTTCTCGGATAGGAAGGACATGGGGATCGGTATTATACTTAGGCAATTTTACCTCTTCAAACAGCCCGCCAAAGTATTCATTATCC